TTAGTACCGTAATCAAACGACGATGTGGTTTTCGTCCCCAAATCCGTACTGGATGCACTGGCGCTGTGGGTGTGCGATTTAATGCCGTCCTGTTCCTGAGACAATACGGCTCGACCGCTGGCGGGCTTGCCCTTAATCGTCCAGCCACGCATATCAGGGATCACGCCTGACGGATAAGCGGCTGCAAGTTTCGGGTAGGCAGATTTGTCAAAAGTCTGCCCCTGCATCAGGGCATAACCAGACGGAACGGTATCTGATGGCCACGGGATTGGTGCGCCGACCGGGTAGCTTTCTTGTGGAAGATTTTTCGAGGTATAAACTTCTGCCCAGTCTTCCTCAAAACCATAACCGTCTCTTGAAGAACGGTAGAACAGACCACCATTTCTGTAATGCGCCTTCATCTGCAAGGTCTGGCAACTTCCGACTCCGGTATAGAAGTTAACCAGAATATAGCTGTCGCCAGAGCGGGTGACATTGTAAGCGCCTGATTCGGCATTCCAGGGAACGCCACCATCCGCATCGGCATACGTATCCGTTGCTCTTCTGGCAAAAGCAGCAACATGCGCAGCGGTTAAAGTGATATCAGTAGAACCATCAAACGAGACGCCATTGATAGTACATGCTGTCTGCAACTTGGTCGCTGTAGCCGCATTACCAGAGGTGTCCTGATCCCCTTTGGCATTGACGCCGGGAATTGAATCTTTTGACGTATAGACCTGCGCCCATTCAGACCAGTTGGCAGAATCAGTATCACGCCGCGAACGGATATGTACGGGCGCATGGTCACCGCTCGTGCCACTCCAGCCAATGAATAACTCACCTTCGCCAGCAGCGGTGGCACCTTTAAGGTGAAGCACATTGCCATAGGTGGAAGGGTAGCCATTGTTGTATGCCTCATACAGCTGAATCCCGGATGTTCCCTGAGCATTCGCCTCTAGGGCCGTTACGCGACCGCGAGATACCAGAGTATTGATATTAATGTCAGCCGAACCATCGAATCTGACGCCATTAATGTTTATGGCTGTTTTTAATTTCGTCGCGGTGTCGGCGTTCCCTGTCAGCGCCCCGGTGATCCCACCGTTGAAAGTCTGGCGTGCACTCCATTTGTTAGCCGTGCTCAACAGGGGGATCTTTTCACCGCTTGTGCCAAGTTCTCTTAAATCAAGGTATTGGATAACAGCAAGGACGCTTGTTTTGGCCAGAATATCGCGACCGACTGACGTTAAGTCAGTCTGAGAAATAGTGTCTGTACCGGTAAAGTACGGCAATTTATTTGCGCCTGTAGCAAGACCAGCAAGCGCGGTTAAAGTTGCATCCAGAGGCTGTTTGCCTGCCAGCGCATTTGTCATTGTTGTCGCAAAGTTCGGGTCATTACCAAGTGCTGCGGCAAGCTCATTCAGGGTATCAAGAGCTTCTGGTGATGAACCAACCAATGCGGATATGGCAGCTCTTACATAAGCGGTCGTAGCAATCTGCGTGTTATTCGTACCCTGTGCAGCGGTAGGCGCAGTAGGTATTCCCGTTAATGCAGGACTTGCTAAAGGAGCTTTAAGAGCCAGAGCATTGTTGATAGTTGTGCTGAAATTCGGGTCGTTATTGATCGCAGCAGCTATTTCTTTAAGCGTATCCAGTGTGCCAGGTGCACCGTTGATAAGTGCCGTTATAGCTGCCTTAACAAAGGCTGTATTTGCGATCTGCGTGCTATTTGTACCTTGTGCTGCCGTCGGCGCGGTTGGCGTTCCTGTCAGACTCGGGCTTTCTATTGGCGCTTTGGTATCAGCAAGATCTTTTACAGACTTAACGGCTTTAGGGGTAGCCGCCATTGTTTCGCTGTCGCTGTTAGTTTCGCTACTGAGCTGAACTAATCCCTTTTGCGTTGTGCTTGCATCCTGCGCCGTATACTTACTTTTCGCCAGATCGTAGGCTTTTTTAACTGCCAGCGAACTTGCAGCAACATCACTTCTGGTACTGGTTACAGAGTCTGAAATATCAATGCCGATCGTGCGGTTAATACGCTCGGATGTATCAATCATCTCCTGGGTAATGGCTGATACTCCAGCAGGGATATTCACCGTACAAACAAGCAGCTCCCCATCTCCTAACTGATATGAATCGGTATAGGTTCTGGTAACAAATTCAGCCGCATGAATATGTGACGCGGTATTAACCTGATAGGTATCCTCTCCAAGGAGGTATCTTCCCTTCAGCACAATTGCATATTTCTTACCTGCGCTAAGTGCAAGAGAAATATCCTTACGATGCTGAATAGTTACCTGGTAGAATTCACCAATATCCACTGACGCTGCGCCAGCAGTTTTATCACCATCCACAGAGGTGATTAACAGGTTCATCCCACCGCCAGGCTTAGGTAAGAAACCGGCATAAAATCCCGGGTCAACAATCCCCCTGAATTTTCGGTTTAGCGCGGCTGACAGATATGGTTCGTGGTATTGCACATCAGCAACCAGAGCCAACGACTCGGGTGATGGGTAAGTAACCGATGTAACAACTGTAACGTCATTCATCAAGCATATCCTTATGCTGTAGTCGTGTTTATGGCCATAACTGCGGTATATGTTTTGCCCACATACAGCGAGTCTTCCTGGACACAAATAATGGCGATTGGCTTGTTCTCGTTATCCAGAACAACCAGAGTGTTGAATGGGTAGTTTTTCCCTTCCTGCAACTGGCTTTGATCAAGGTCCATTCGGACAGTAATTATCCCACCTGAGTAGGTTGGCACGAGGTTGATGGTACAAAATTGGCTGGTCAGTTCTGCCAGATCGAAAGCCTTTGGCAGTTCTCCAATCTCATAAGTGCCATCTCCTTTCTTAGTAACCAGAGAACTGGTACCGAAAACGGCCTTGCTGATTAAAAATCGAGAGCCTTTGTTAATGGACGATTCAGCGCGCCGCTGATAGTAATAGTCCAACAACTGACTCTTATAGAGGTTTGTTGAGACGTCAGACATGATTTTCCCTAATCACTGTTGTGAAGCCTCATTGTAAGAGAAGTAACTTGTCACCCCGCCCTGCGGACGGGGTGATTGTCAGGCGTCGCTATCCAGCAACAAATCATCTGCGCGGGTGCGATCAAACGTAGGTGTCGCTTTCACAATAGTGCCACCAGGCGTTGCGGTGATCGGGGCGCTAATCGACGTAACTCCAGTAAGCGAAGTTGTATCCGAAGTTTCAAACCAGCAGAATGCTTTTTCGGTATCAGAAATCTCGTTCAAAGTGATCATGTCGGCCTGTTCATTTACAACAACCGACAAATAGAGCGTAAGCCCATCAAACACTATATGCAGTGGCAGTAGAGGCTTTACGAACTGATTAAACTTTCTGAGAATTTCTTCTGTAATTGCGGACTGATCTATCGTGCCAGTAATACCCATTGTCCGGGCCAGGTCGTTTATGGGAATACTGATCATCCCTCTGGAAGTCAGAAACATCTCGCCGAATGTGCCGCCGGTAGTCTCCAGTGTGCTTTCTGGTATTAGAACCGTGCCATAGGGATGACGCTCAAGGTCCACCGGTGCATATATCGGATCCCATAAAACAGAAATACCGTTAAATTCGCGGTAAATTGTCTGGTTTATAGGACGTTCAGTTCCCTTAAAGTGGATCTCATCAAGCCGCTGTTGTAACAACATCGGAACGGAAGATGAGTCCGAGGTTCTGATAGTAAAGAACTGGCCAAGTTCATTTGTCCTGGTCTCCAGATCCTCCTTGCTCATGGAGAAAATAGACTTCCGGTTGGTAATTCGCTCCAACCATGGGTCAACAAAGGTGTCCATCATTGACTGAACCAAATCAGCCAATGATTTATAGAGCAATGACTTTTGCTTAGCTGATGTAAGCCGGTTATTAAACCAGGAACGCTGCATCACTCCTCCTCATACGAAATATTAAAGGTGGAGTTTTCTGTATCCAGATAAACGAAATCGTAAAAGCCGTTGGACTCATTCCACTCGACAAATTCCAGATAAAAGTCGCGGAAATAACCCAGCGTTTCGATAAACGCCCAAACGTCTTTTTTCTTAATCAGGATGTACTTCCCGACGCGGTTCGGATCAAAGAAAGTTGAGTCGCGCCCAAATTTTGTTTCCAGTGCCGACTTCAGCTCATCGGTCACATTCTCAATGGTCAGGCTTGCCGATATCCGTCCGGTGATGGTTATCTTAAATGGTAGTTTTCTGACCTCTTTATACGAGAATTTCTTGTTCAACTCATTCGGCACCTTCTTAAAGGCAGCCAGGATCATTTCTTCAAGCTCTGACTGGCTTTTATTTGGATGCCACCCTGAAATAAATATCTTATTGATATTCCGAACATTATAAGCACCATCTAATTTCTCTTGCTGGCCTTCGCCCCATGCCTTTACCCATGACAGTCCCGGGATGTTACGCACCAGAAAATACGTATAGTCCCCGCCCCATACGACCTGATCATCATAGGCAAGGTAATATTGTGCACGGTTACGTGTGATCTCCGTTGTTTCGGCATCGGTACCTGCGGTTATAGGTGTCGTTGTCTTAACTGAAATCAAATTAGCTAAATTAGCCGCAGAATCGACAGGCGTCAGGTTTTGGCCAGCAACCAGGGTTATATCGCCGTTGGTGCACCATACCTTAAGCGTAATGGTCGAGCCTTCTGGCGGTATTTGCCCAATTAGCCCATCACCGAATCGAACCCCCAACTGCTCGGATGGCTTATAAAACTCAACGTAGACCTGGCTTTTACTACCGGCTAACCGGAACATAGTGCTGGAAGACCACTGCGTGGTCTTACCATCGGTCGTCACGAATACTTCCAGCTTATAGCAGACAGCAGTGAGAGCCTTTGATAACACGACTTCCAGAAATTCTTTGGCTGCCGTAACGGTATATGTCACCTCCTGGATTTCCAACTGTGCCACTTCTACCGTACCGGTGCCGTCAACCAACCTGCATACATCCATAGTCATGTAAGGGTACTGGTCGTCAGATATTAAAGGCATGTTTTTGGGGATTACCGCTGGGGCATCTTCACTTGTGGCGGTGATCTCAATCATCCCCGATGACGGTGTTGGCTTGGTACCAACGTAACTATTCGTTTCTGCCGCTGCCAGGATAGAGGAACGCCGCGTCGCGGTCGATATAAAGCCTTCAGCCAGCGCCGCATCGGCATACTGAAAGCATCTGTAGACAATCTGGGTAATAAACAATGTCAGCATCGAGACAAATTGAGAGCCGACAAACTTTGACCAGAATGAATCTTTCTCGACAAGCTCTTCAAACTCTGCACGAATACTGTCTTTAGTCGGTGTTGTTTTACTCATAGCACCACGTCCTGTGTGATAGTTATATCCCTGATACGAATGGATATTTTCAACTTATCAAAAGCATCTCCCTCGGCTACTGACAAGCCAGAAATCGGTATGTCAGGTAAATCTACCGTCAGTTTTTGCAACAGCATTGCCTCAACCGCAATTTGAACATGCGACAAGTTGGTCGGTTCGTGTTTAAACTGCGGTAAAACATTGCCCCATGACGGATCTCCGTATACCTCACCCTGATAAGTGTTTAGCCACTCATATAAACGAGCGCCCCAGGCCTCCTCCTGGGACTCATACGTTTTTACGCCGGATAACTCCAGCGTCAGCAAAGGATCAATTTCGTTATTGTTGGCCATCAATCAACTCTCGCGTAGTCATTCATCAACGGATCATCAATTGACAGTGGCACCGTGCGCATAACGCCCGGCTGAGGCGTGCTGACCTTTACGACAGTTCCCTGGCCTTTCGCCGAGTCTTTGGTATGCTCTTCAATCCTGGCGAGCAATGAGGTCATCTGCGCAAACAGCCGCTTCGTTTCACCATCAAGTGAAACGGTATTATCAGCCAACTGCATTGTCGGCTTGGCACCGGAACCACCAAGGTCACTAATAACCAGCCCGTCTATCTGCATACGACCGGTTGGTTGCTGCAAATCGTTGGCGGCAGTCGTCACCTGGGACGTGGAGGCTGGTTCAGGCGCATTATTTTTCCGCATCCCCGGCGAGTTGCGGAGTTTATCGAATAGTCCATCAATCCCCATTTGTGCGCCGAGCTGGTCAAAGTAACTTGAGTTGTTGGCCACCGGACGCGCCTCTTCAACTGGCATCGGGGTATCAACATACACATTGCCAGCTGCTGTTGCGGTCCCCTTCCCTCGTGCACGTTCTTCGAGCGTTCCCTGAACGACTTCCCGACGCATACCCCGGCCATTCATGAATTTGTTGACCAGATCGTTAACGCCAACAGCATTGCCGATTTTGTCTACCAGACCGCCTTTCTCAAACGGGCTATCACCAGGGGTAAACGCCAAGCCAGTAGACTGATCGATAACAGCGTTATCAGGCAGTGGTCCCCTCACTCCATATTGCGCCCCACCCTGTGCTCCTGCTCCAGGTGTATAGATTTCACCACCTAAATAGCGAGCACGATGAGTATTGACCTTGATCGCGTACTCACGGTTTTCTTTCGATAAGTCACCTGTGCCTTTTTTCCACTTATTGATAGTGCCAAACCCAGCGTTATATGCAGTGATGGCCTCGTTTAAGTCTCCATTGGCTTGCTTCAGATACTTGCTCATGAGAAGAGCCGCAGCTTCTGCCGATTTCACAGGATCAAACGATTCACCTTCAGCTAAGCCAGTCTCTTCACGAGCAATCCCCGTGAACTGAAACATTCCCAGAGCACCGGTTTGGGATTTTGCATACGGATTACCACCAGATTCAGTTGCAGCAATCGCGTAAAGAGTGCCTTCTGGAAGACCATATTTATTCTCTAGTTCAGCAAAATACGGAGCCAACTTATCGAGATTTGCCTTACCTTCAGCTCCAAGACTTCCGACTTTTACATCCAAGCGGCCATTGTTGTAGGTATCCGCAGCTTTCTGAATGTCATTCCTGGTGCCAGTGGTATTAAGCGACGATGATGACGAGCTATTTTGACCAATAGCTTTATCAATTTTCTGCAACGCGCTATTGCCCGTTTCTACGGCATTTGCATTGATAATCTGATTAGCAGTTTCTTTAACTGTTTTATTGCTATCTTTCGCCGTATCTAGGGATGCATTTACAACACGAGTGATAATATTAGCCTTTTTAGGGGTATATTCAGTCTTAGGAGCATTGTCCTCCTGACTTTCTTTAGCTGGTGTTTTTAATTCAGGTGTAACCTCTTTCGCATCCGCTTTGTTGACTAGCTTTGATGCAACCCAGGCCACAGGGGTGCTCTGAACAGCGGCATCAGCAACCTCACCTGAAAGCTCTTTTGCGGCACTCCATAGATTACTGCCAGCCTCTTTAATGTATTTCCCAGGATTCTTAATGAAATCAATTGCACTATCAATTGCATCACTGAAAACCTGTTTCAGGTTATCGACAGTAAAGAAGTTTTTGATGGCGTCTAATTTTTCGTTCAGATTCTTTGTGGTGTCACTGAACCATGCAGAAATAGCATCACCAATCTTTGCTGTATAATCATCGAACTTGGTAGAAATGGTGTCGCCAAGATTAGAAATATATGTTTCTAAGTTGGTAACCCCGCTATCAATGGCCTGGGCAATACTTTCCGTCGAAAATGATTGCAACATATTGCCGATATCCTCAAATCCAAGTGATTTGAGAACCTCACCAATGGCGCTGCTAATACCAGATACCAGTCCCCCCATATCAAGAACATTAGCTAACGTATAAGCGGCTTTTTGCTGGAATGATGGATCTTGTCCTGATTTAAGCCCAAACGCTCGGCGTTGCGCTTCTATATCATTCCAACCGGTTACCGCATCATAGATACCTCCAGCCACCGTGCCGACTAGCGGAATTGCACGTAAAGCGCCTTTTGCGACCGCCTTAATCCCTAGTTTCCCTACCCCCTTAATACCTAAAGCGCCGAGTGCCATCGAGCCAACTTTCTTTAGTGCCCCACGGCCAAAAATAAGGGAGGCAATACCACCGGCCCCCTTCCCTAACAGGCTAAATAATTTGGACAGCAAGCCGCCCTTCTTTTTCCCGGTGTTTTTGGCTATCTGATCAAGGGCGCTGAGAATCTTGTCATTGCCCTCTTTAATTTCGCTGGTCTGATCCTGAAGTTCCTGAACCGTCCGTTTTTGGGTGTTAACCTGAACGACATCGGCACTATTTTGCGATTTACGCCTAAAAAAACCTTTTCTACGGCTGTTATCGTCATTGCCACGAATCACATCGGCAATAGACTTTCTGGCACCATTAAGCGATCCGCCAACTTCTTTTGATATCCCGCCAAGCTCCTTCCCTGCTGCCCACAATGGACCAGCAACGGCATAACCTAACGCATCGACGGCACGAGTCTCTGAAGGGTTACCTATGCCTTCAGCTACTTTTGACAGTTTTTTTAATAAACCTGATTCAGCATTTAGACGCTCATCATCCTCTTTGCGCCTAGCCTTTTCAGCACGTTCAGCACGGGCATCTTCCGCTGCGGCCTTACTCCCTGACTTTCCAATAAAACGACCACGCGCATCGCGTTGGTTTTGGCTTTTTTGCGCACCGCCTTTTTGACCGAACATTTCGCGAGCGTGTTCGGCTGCTTCGGTCCGTTGCGCCTTTACATCTTCTGTTATAGCCTTCTTGCGTCGTTTTTTACCCTTTCGCGTAGTTGATTTGGCCTGCGGTTCCTGTAGAGCAACATCCTCCTGAACTACACGAGAAACGTCCCCTAAATTAAGCCGTTTCATTGCCTCAACAATAGGGTCCACTGATGGCGCATTGGCCACAAAGTCTGGCCGGGAATTTTCGATTGTGCGATTTAATGCCGACACACTGCGAGAGACAGGATCAACTGTAGCAACTCGCCCCCCTTTCAAATCTTCAACGGCTTCCCGAATACCTGCAAGCTCTTCCAGCTCTTTTGCGCTGGCGGTTTCAACCGTCCTTATCACATCGTCAATGTTGGCGTTTTTTCTTTCCATGATCTTATCGCCTACCGCTTCGGTTTAAGTTTTTCTTCCAGTTTCTCCAACAGGAAAAACGCATAGGATTCAGTGAGCCTTTCAGCGTCCTGAATCGGTATACCCCCATACAAAACCAGGTTGGACACTAAGGTCTGATAGCTTTTCAATCCCCACCTGTGGAATGAAGTCGGTAGCCCGAAAGGGCACCCACAGACGGGTATACGCACCCTCTGTGGACTCCTTTGTATCCTGGTTTGGGCATTTGTGCGGCGGGAGACGAAGACGCATTTCGCCTTTATCGATGTAGCACGGTAAACCATGTTCGAGCTTTTCATGAGCCAGCCGGATGTGTGCCGCCAGCTTCATAAATTCAGTATCAATGGCCATCCGTTTAATCGTTTCATAACGACGCTCAGCCTGATCTTCACGAGTACCGCTAACATCGTTATAAAGCTCACACTGATAAGCGAATTCCCAAAAACGCAAATCAACGATCGCTTCTTTGAATTCCGCGTCGTCTTCAGGTGGCAATGCTGCACGGCGCATCTCCAGCATTTCCATTGCCCAACCATCAAGCGGCACGATACGCCATTGATAAGGCACGCCCTCTACAGACACCTCAATATCGTCAATGAACGGTTCCACTTCCAGGACCTGGATATCTTCAGCCAGAGCATTCATATCGCAATCGTAATAATGCTCTTTACCGCAATGTTTACAGGTGTAGGTGAATGTCTCGACCGGTGTTTCACGGGAGCCAGTAAATATCCACCATAACGCGGTAATCCGGTCCTGCGCCGTCCATGTCAGGGGATCATATTTCGCGGGTTCAGCCAGCAAGGCTTTTAAATACGCCGTTGTCTGTTGTTCTTGTTCCTCCGGTGTTATCGAGTTGAAACGCATCGCATCAGCAATATTTGGCTGACGGAACTGGATCAATTCAGTTGGCCGCGATGGTAGCGGGAAAAGAGGTAAAAGCATCCTTGCTCCTTAATTCAAAGAGAAAAGCTAAAGCCCAGAAGGGAAGCCAAAGAACTTGAGGATTGGTTAAACGTGCTGTGCAATGCGAAGGTCATTGGGAATGACTTAAATTCCGTAACCTGATCCCGCGCATAGGTGACATCGCCGGTAGTGACCGGGAATACCGTCATCTCATTTTCCAGTTTGGTTAAGCCGGAAGACAGCAACCGATAAATACGCACATTGAGCAAATATTTAGATGGTATGTTCCCGGTACCGTCAGGATTGATCACCCGACTTTTTGCCGTCTTAAACCAGTCCAAAACGAGGCCATCAACAGTGTCCCTGACCATCATTGTTATCTGCCCAGGCGAACGCTCCGTTGGCTGAAGGATATTCCCCCCGCCGATTTTAATCGTTTCATATTCGATGCTGTAATCGTGGTAGGTAATGTCTTTGGCAAAGAAGTCTGCCCCCTCCAGTCCATCAACTTCGACAGAGAACTGCCATCCTTGCGCGAACAGCATTTTGTTCATGATGATTGACGTCAGCTTACCAACTTCCCGCTCACCAACGCCGGAGCCAAATAATGTCGTCGTTAATGCCGAAGATACATAAGACTTTACTGAAGCAACATTAAGCCCCATATCAGCCCCCTCACTTCAACATGGATGAGAAAAGAACAATTCCCGGGATAATTGCCCTTGTTGCGCTCATTTTCTCTTCCAGATCCAGCTTTCGCTGATACAGTGTGTTCTCGTCGGATAAATTGCTGGCATCGAGTTTCCCCGCGATAGATATCCTTCGCAGGCGATCAGTGTTAGGTATCGCGATTAGCACTTCCAGATAGTCAGAAAGTAACCCAATGATTTCAGGTGGCACTTCCCCATTATCCAGATCCATATCACGTAAATTAGCCAGATATGACACATTCAGTGGGTATACCGCTCGATGGGTATCTTCAAGCTCGATATTCCCATCGTAAACATCGGAGTAGACAAGATCGCCGGTGTGATCTGTAACCGATACGAGCGCAAGAAAATCAGCTGGGCAAGCAAGTGATTTACTGGCCTGATCGGTGAAACGTATCCGCTTGATGTGCCCCGCCCTATCCTGGTAGGTTCCCAATGCTTTTCTTAGCAGGGATTCCAGTAAGGCAGGTTCATCCGCAATCAAAGGTGTGAAGCGGGATTTGACGTCTTCGAGTAATTGTCGTGGTGTCATTGAAACCTCGTAGAATCTGGTGTGTTAACCGATTCTACGAGTAGTCATTTGTGACAGGTCATTTTGCGCGCTTCAGGCAGCCATCTTCAGGTGCCGCGTTGAAAAGCTCTGCGGCCTTACGTAGCGTAAATGTTGCGATTTTTTTTCCGTCTACGTATGCATCGAATGTTTTAACTTCCATATCAGGGGTATCTGACCAAAAACCATACCAGTAACTATCACCCACAGAGGAACCGATAGAACTGATAGGATATTCATCATCACCAACTTTCAGCGTTATTTGTTCTTTTTTAGCATCAAATGACTCACCGCCAGGTTCTGTTTTCATGAGAGTGAGTAGTCGTGTTCCTACTTGATTGGGATCCGTATTATTAAATCCAACATCGCACTCAAATGTAAGCGTATAATTATCTTTGCTGGAAACAGCATAAGAACGAACACCATGAGTCTCGCCGGTTGACCATTTGCTTACATTTGCCATTGATGAAAACGGAGTAAGCAAAGCAAGAATTAGAAAAAATCGTTTGATGCGCATTAATTTATCTCCTTTGTATATTAATATTTTAATTAGTTAACCACCATATATTCACCATTCATAGGGTAAATTAAGCGCTTTTAAACCTTGCTGGAAGGTATTAAGTGAACCGTTCTTTTGTTGTTCCATTTGTTCGCGTGCCGCTTTCTCATACTGCTCCATCCGTTGGTTATACTCTTGCAATTCCTCTGGTGAGAGGTTTCCCATTGGGGAGTTTGTACCCGGCCCCCTGGCCCGCTCTTCAAGCGTACCCTGCACGTTTTGATGGCGCATTCCTGGGGCATTTCTGATTGAGTCAATGCCATTTCTTCCAACATCTTCTTTATTAACGGCATTGCTCGCCACCAGCACCCCCCAGCTAGGGATAGCAAAATCAGGAGCGGTTTCGCATGCCTTTACCATATAATCGAAAGAGCTTCGATTGATCTCGTTTGCGTCGGGATTTAATAGGCGAGAATATTGATATTTAGCATTTTCGTTGGTTGCGACTTTATACAGTTCTTGCTGCACCATCGCTTCAGAAAGTTTAAGGCGTTTCATATCTGACAGTAACTTCTTGCGCATGGATTCGTCTTGACTGACAGCAAAGCCGTAAACGTGCCCAAGGTATTTCGTATAATCGGTACAAATCTCCTTTACGCTTGATGCTGCATTAACAGTCCCAGCCATAAATAATAACGGTAGTAATAGTTTTCTCATTATAACCTCACCTGCCTTATAACTCATTTAGGGTACATATTTTCGCCTTTAAAAAAAAGAGGTTATTAGATCCAATTGTGTATTTATTAAGCATGCAATGCTCTAATAAATTTGTATTTTTAAGTCGCGAATGCTATCTTTTCGCATCATATTGACCTTTTAATCTTTCAGGCTTATAGTTCCGCCGTCGTAGCAAATTCTGCGACCGGGTTTAGCAGCCTGAATGATTGTGCGGACAGCCGCAGATATCCGATATTGCGGTATTTTTGTGTCCGTAAAACCGCGTTACGCCCAAATTATGGTGGGGCGTGATGGGGAGGCTTCGGCCTGCTGGTTTCACAATCGCCAGTCTGCTAACCCCGTCACGTCCTGCCACCTGTTTAGCAGCGGGTAGCAGGTTGTTAAACCTGATTGTGAGGCCGTAACTATGGTTAATGCCAATCCTTGCGCACGCCCAGAATTCATCTGGCGTTTCTATTCCTGTAAAAAACACCACTATCACTTCGTTATCGCAGCAACTGAAGACGAAGCACGCTCTCAATTGCCTGATGGTCCCTGCATTTTTACTGCCCGTTTTTCTACTAACTCGCGCAATTCACTTAGTTACTGGAACCTCCCCTTCTCTGCTGACGTTCAGGGGGTTTTATGAAAAAACCTCTCGTCACCCGTAATGAAATAGCCGAAGCGATCGCCCTGCATACTGCCTGTATGCCGACACGGGAGATCCCCGGCGCAATTGCCAACTATTTCATGATAACCAGGCGTTTTTATACCCGAACAGATAAGGCTGTGATCAACAGGCTACTGATAGCCGAGATCAGGGATTATTTGATTGAACAAGGACGTCTACGTTACGCAACGGTGGCAGCAGAAATGAGAAAGGAGGCACATAGAATGACCAGTAATAATTTGAATGTTAAAAAACCAGCATCTGTTGCTTCAGCTACGCCATCACCAGCTGTGAATGTTATCTCCAACACTGGAGACACAATCGACAGCCAGACGCTGTTAAAGATGGTTAATGATGCGCGCAAGCTATGTAGGGAAAATGAGATCCGCAATAACGATTTTCTCAATAGAATTAAGGATGAACTTGATGGGGAATTTTACGAAACTTTCGTAAAATCCCATGGCACAAGGGCCGGGCGCTCTTTTGAGGTCATAACCATGACCTACAAACAAGCCCTGCGAGTCGCCGCGCGCGAATCGAAAGCGGTCCGCCGTTCGCTGATCGACAAACTGGAAGAATTGCAGCAGGCAAACTCACCTACCCCATCGATCCCCCAAACATTACCAGAAGCTCTACGCCTGGCTGCCGAGTTGGCAGAACAGAAAATGCAGTTGGAACAACAGCTGGTGGCCGCAGCCCCTAAAGTCGATTTTGCCGACCGGGTATCAGCGGCTAATGGAATCCTGATCGGGAACTTTGCAAAGGTCGTTGGACTTAAGCAAAACGCCCTTTTCTCATGGTTGCGCCAGAACGGCATTCTCATGGCTTTTGGTGCGCGCAAAAACGTACCGCGCCAACAGTACATCAACGCCGGGTATTTCACGGTGAAAGAAGTGGTGCTGGATGATGAAAATGG